TTCGTGGCATAGATATTATGCACGGAGAACTAAAAATGAGAATGCTAGAGGCTGAGGCTGAACTAACAGAGGCACAGCGCATTGAGGAGGAGAACGACTACTCAGACGCTATGGAATCTATGGAGCGGAAGTACTGGGAAGGCTACTATGACGCTTTAGTAGGTTGCTATGGCCTTACATACGATATCTCGTTTGCCGAAGGTATCATTAAAGAAAACGAAAAGGACGGACATATATGAAATTAGATCTACAAGATGCAACACGTAGGGACGATGTATTTAATCAACTGTTGGCTATTAATGAACAGTTAAGCAATCTTGATGTATTTCCATCATTGTGTTGGCTTTGGACCTTTGACATAATTAAAGATATCTTTGATAACAATGCAGAGGTTGGCTACGATGAAGCAATTCGTGATGGCGTTACATTAAAACAAATCTTTGATAAGTTCTTTGAAGATTGCGAGAGCCTTGGTCTTAATATGGACCTTGGTGGTGAAGTAATGGAAGAGGTCATTAGGGACTGGATGAGAGAAAATGATTTCATTGTTGCCCTAGATGACGATGGCTGGTTGGATGACTGATCAGGAAATAATTAATTATAAACTAGCCCTGGCAAAGGCCTGGCTAGAGAATGGACAAGAACGGTTGGCCCGTGATATAATTCGGACAATCGTAGAAAAGGCGGAGGGACAAAATGACTAATTACGCACCAAGCTTAGAAATCCTGGAAGTTAATTATTCCTGTTCTCCAGGAGGAATAGATACCTTTGAGGTATATGATATAAATAATCCAGAAGGTATTGCTATGGATATCCCAATATATGAGACGGAATCCTTGACAGATGCCGTCCAATTCTGTTACAATCTAGGTAAGGACTTTATTGTTCGTACATATGCAGAGTGGGAAATGAGGGAGCTACTTGCCGACATTTAGAGTATTTGGACGGAAGTACCAAGATTATTACATCAAGGTAGAAGCAAAAGACGGATTTGAGGCAATTGACATAGCTAATGCTGCGGAGCAGCATAAATGGTCTATGCTGCCAGATGATGACGTAATTGAAGCAATTGATGTATATATGGATGATCAGTCTTTTAAAGACTATGAAGATATAAAACTAAATAAAGATACACAAGATGAATGGCCATCAATGAAAAGTGGGATTTTAGTTGAGGGCATAGAATAAAGGTTACGGGGGTATTTACAAATTCGTGAATATCTTATATAATATATATAACCGATCATGAAAGGATCAAATCAAATGACAACAAAGCGTGAATATCTAGCTTCAAAGGGAATTACTGTTGGCCGCCGTGGCCGATTCTCAGCTGCAGCTAAGCAGGCTCTGTCAGAGGCGGAAAAGAATGGCATTAAGTTCACCGCTGAAGTAAAGACAGCTCAGAAGTAAATCTCACATAATGAGACGGGGGCTGGCGAAAGTCAGCCCCTTCTGATATAATTCAAGGTTCTCTATAGAAAGGCGGAAACAATGGGACAATCAAAAGAACTGAAAGTAGGAGAACTACTAGCAAACTCAGTAGAAGACCACTGGTTCAATCCAGCGAGTCTAGGTCATTATCTAGCGAATCAACCACACTGGACAATTGACAGAGTAATGGAGGTCGTCTGCTGGATTATAGAAAAGAATGCTCGTATCTATGAAGCCAAGGCGGGACATCAAGAAGTCTCCGAAGGTCTAGCCCTAGCATACAAGTTGGACCAATTAGTAGATAGAATCAAGGAAAGCAATGAGTTCAAACACATCAGGCTTCCCTAATTGTAGACAACTGGCGGCGTTCGAAAGAACGCTACCAGCAGATCTACGTAAAGGTATAGGTAATATAACTAATCTAAGATCTATATCAAAAGCTACATCTAATTCTCAATTATTAAAGCGGCGGCGGAAATATGGTCTTGCCCAAGTATCAAGTAAATCAGCTAGAAGAAAACAAATAGCTTAAACTAATCTAATATACATTTATATCCACAGGTTATCCAGAGGTAACATAAAGTTATCCACATCTGTGGATATTTTTGTGGAAAAATTGAGGGCCTTATTTCGTTTTTACGGAGCATATTAAAATGTCCCAGAAAATCTGGGAAAATTAGATCAGAATGTATAATTATTTAATTAAATGTATATAGAATATAACAAAATGTTATACAAATAGATCAAAATCTCCCAAAATTGTGGGCAAATTTTCCCGTTTACGGGGATATATTTATAGCCCCAGAATGTGGGACAAATCGGACATTTACGACATATAGACAAATTTCCCAGAAAGTATTGACAATATGAATTAAATATGCTGCAAATTGGGATTACGTCTTAAATATTGAGATGGCCCAATTACACATATATATCTAAATATAAATATTAATAATAATTGATAGTAAATTAATAGCCATTTTACTCCACAATGCTCCACTTTACTCCATCAAATAAGCCGTATAAGGCTATTAGAGAGGAGAAAATGGGAGGGGGTAGGAAAAGTATTAGCTACTCTTCAAATGAAATTTGAGATGACCATATAGCGTCTTGCTCTGCTTTGGTCTTATTTCCAAAGAATACACCTATATTTGGATCTAACATCTCTTTGGGTACATCTTTACCTTGGGGATATTGGTTATGGATTACTCCATTGAACTCCCGCCCTGATTGTTCTACAACAAATCCATTCTCCCTATCAAAGAGAACATAGTCATATTCGACTACTTCAAATGTATCTTTAAATATAGATATAACCTTATCTAATTCTAGTTGACCACAAGTATAGAGATCAAATTGAATTAAACCTGGTCTAAGCTCATCCCATATATGAAAGGCGATATGACTGGTCTCAATCATAACTACCCCTGTAAGACCTCTATTGCCTTCCTTATTTACATAGGATGCAAATGGACCCTTAATTATTTTCATGTCGATCTTATTTACCAGATTGGTCAAAAAGGCAATTCCCTGAGCCTCTGATTGTACTGGATTACTTATTTTAGCATTTACCAATAAGTGCTTATGGTAAATCATATACTCCACCATCCTACTTCTTTCCAGGCATTAGGATTATCCTTTAGCCATTGTTTCTGAATTTTATTCTGTTCCGCCCAATTCATTTCATGGGTGACTTCGCCACATTTAGGGCAGATATCAGCATTTAAATATTGGTAGACATGGTCGCAATATTCGGTCATGATGCCTTCTTAAGGTAGTTGACCAATGCGACAAATTGCTTACCATATTGTTTACCTACAAAATAAAAATTATCTTCGTGTTTTCTCTCTCTATCGAACCGCACTGCCTGCGTCCAATTTATATATGTATAATCTGGTATAACAAACATACCACCAGTTTTCTGAGATATCATTATATAACCTATAGGTTTAGTTTTCTTCTGATTATATCCAGATACAGTATCTACTATCATATCGTCATATGGAAATGACATAGGGTCATCTGTAAAAGCTAAATTTCTACTCTTAACCTCAAGTACGTGTTCACCAACAATAATATCCTTATCATTGGCGGTCATATGGGCTATCTCTTCCTTTGATGAGACTAGCGTTAATTCAGGCACGGTACAGTCAATTCCATGATCTCTAAGTCGCATAGCGACTATCTCATTGTATCTGTGTCCAGCCTTCATCGCTGCATGATAATCAAACATCTTTTTTAATTAATCTCCAAGCATCTCCAGTAACTGGATCTTCCTGCCAAGCGTTCTCCCAGTATGGAACTCCATTCTCATCATAGTCATTCCATTCAGGACCGCTTAAATCCATATCATCTAAATCTTCTTTTATCTTGGTCATATCTAATTCATAAAATGTACCCCAACGCATATAGGGTTCGCTTAGTATTTCATACAGTCTCCAGGATACCTTTAGCTTTAGATCATTCTTGAATACTCTTTCTTCCGCCCCCATATTATCTAATTCATCATGTCTGCGTAAGCCTATATTAAAGAACTTCATAGCCAATGGCTCAAATAGGTAATTGGCCAGCCATCGCAATGGTAATATGCGAGTGTTCTGGACTTTAATGGAAATGTCTTCTCTCATCGCCGCACTTTCGCCTGCACTAATTGCGATTAATATTATCGCAATTTATTAATAAATGGAATACTAGGATATACAATATCGTCGTCTTTCCACCATTCTTCCATATAACCTGATTCACTTAATTCTATCATTTATTAGTGTCTCGTACAATTACTCGTCGTCTATATCTACTTCAAATGGATCAGATAGATCTAGTTGATCTAATCCAGCTAATGCTTTATAGGCTATTAGTGTTGTTATTGCCATTGCTGCAACTAAAGATATAGCAGCTAAAATTTTTTTATTCATTTACTCTCCATCCCGCCAATATTCTCTGAAATTGACTCTTCTAATGCACGTTGTAAAGACTCTTTAGCCTCATCACTTAATTCTATATTCTTTCCATCTAATTTATTTTTTTGTCTAATTAGTTTCATCATGTAATGTTCTTTATTAGACTTACGAGCTTTCCTTCTAAGGTTTTTAGCATTTCTTTTTAAACCACGTCTTGCTTTTGAATTATTTTTTTTCATTAATTTAATCCTTTTCTGTTGGAACAAGATTTAAATATCTACGTTTCCATGTTTCAGATTTTTCTTCAGCATCTAACCATAATTGTCTTATGGTTTCCGCCCTTTCATTAGCCTGATCAATGCCGTCCTGGTCTTTATTTATAGTTCCAAGCAATCTTCCTATGGCAAAACCCAATGCTACTAAAAATATTTCCCACATAAAATACCTTTCTATTTGATATAATTATATAATAATATACTAGATTCTGTCAATACTACAATAATTCATGAAACTCGTGCCATTTTTTAATTACGTTATCCCAGCCATAGGAACTATTGACATATTCTATTTGCTTTAATGGATCCCATTTTCCTGATAAAATAGTTTCTATTCCTTCTGAAAGAATTTTTCCATACTCTTCAGCATACAAGTCTCCCATAAAATAACCATCCTGAACAAATTTATTATTGATATCATCTATATAAATTCCATGGCCATTTACAATTTCTGGTAAAGATCCTATATTCCCATAAACTGGAAACAAGCCAGCACTCATAGACTCTACAATTGAAATACAAAATGTTTCTAAAAATATTGGAGGGTATGCATGAAGATGCGAAGACTCTAAATACTTATACATAGTTTTTCTAGGTGTTTTACCATAGAATGTAATTCTATCATCATGAAAAAATTCTTCATCTAAATACATCTCTGGATAAAAATCATTAAATATATTTAATTTAAAATCGTGCTTAACGTGCTTTAATGAATTTAATAATATCATCATCCCTCTATTTGGACCAGAAGAGTGTGATATTGTAACCTTATCAACATTTTTAAATTTTTCTGGATTATAGTTCAAAGGATCTATGCCATTTGGTATTACATATATTTTTTCTAGCGGAAATTTAGTTTCTTCATAAAATTTATTTTTTGCATATTCAGAAGGAACAATTACATATTTAATTTTATCTGCAATTTCACCTTGTTCAAAAAAGAATTTTGTTACATTTTTATCAAACTGGCTTGGTAGGTTGTGGAACCAATATATAATTTCACCCTCCCACTGAATAACACCATCATCACTTAAATTTTGACCTGGTAATATCATACACAAATAGTCTTTAAATTTAGGACAGTCTGGCAATATTCTTTCATGAAAAGTTTTAGCTTGATACTCTGTGCCACCAATAACATGGCTATTGAAATTAAAAATAGGGATTACTTGTTCCATAATGTCTTTATTGTTAAAACTAGACTTTTATATTAAATGCCTAGAACTTCTACTTGATCAATAGCATCATCAGTACTATACTCATGCTGCTTTGTGCAGTCTCCACAATTCCTGCACATTTAATTATACTTTTTTAGGTCTTCCGCTTCTTTTTGGGACAAGCGGTGTTTCTCTACGAATACCGTGTTTATTACGATCTATCTTAACTGGAGTTCTTTGTGTTGGTACTCCAGATTTAAATCTACCCTGTGAAGGATTCTTTTTTCCAGCTTCTTGTGAAGTTACTGCACCAGATGGCTGATTATTTGGCGGAGTATCAATTCCTGTACCATTATCGCTCATTAATAAATCTTTCTCTTTGTTCTGGAGTTGCAGTCATATTTAAAGTTAATCCTGCTTCTCCGTCTCGTGCTACATTAAGAATTCCTCCTGGAATATCTTTCATTCCAGTTTCACTTCCTACATTTTCGCAACCACATTCAACGCACATTTTTTCTCCTTATGTACGGTACTTGTTATCATAACAAGCATCGCATATTAAAATATATTTAGTTTCTGTTGAGGTGATGCGAGTTGCAGGATTACTGCAACCCGACACACCACAATTTTCTTCTTGAGACATTACTTCTTTTTAGTTGTCTTTTTCGCTGGCTTCTTAGCAGGAGCCTGCTTTTTCACTGCTGGCTTCTTTTTAGCAGGAGTCTTTTTTGCTGTTGCTTTCTTCACGACTGCCACCTTTCTTTCAGCGGGTAGATCTTGTAGCAAGGATGAGTAAGTATCTTCTTGCCCAGTCAACCACTTCTTTAGTTTATCAAACATTATTTTTTATCTATCTTTCTAATTATATAAGAGATAACATCTTTAGGTTTCCATTCATATGGTAACTCTAAATTACTAATCTCTTTTATAATATCCTGTCGGACTTTATCTTGTATATAGTCTTCCATAACTCTATTCTAGCATTTATAGACTAATGGGGCAAGCCTCTCAGCCTGCCCCATTAATTAAATTAGATTAGCTTAATAGCTTAACCTTTGCTTTAGGGAATTTTACATTCCACTTTTTAGCCAAGGCGTTGAAGGAATCCTTCACGGCCTTTAGTGCTGCTGCATTGTCAAGTTTTAACTTAGCAATCTCTGCATCTTTTGATGCAATTGCTGCTGTTGCTGTTGCAGAGTCTACTGTACGAGCAGCTTTTTCTGCTGCCAATGCTGTCTCGGCAACCGCTTTAGCGGCATTTGCTGCTGCAAGTTGTGCAGTAAGAGATGCTACTTGTGCTGTAAGATCATTTACCGCAATTACCTTAACTGCTGAAGATGATGGTGTGCTAAAACCAGTAACGGCTGTTGCCATATCTGCTGAAGCAGCATATGCAACGATTGTTACAGGGCCTGTTGCTGGAGCAACAAATTTAACTTCTGCTACACCAAAATTTGTTAGACCAGATCCAGTTGTTACTGTTGCTGTGTCTAAAGTTGCACCATTAGCAATTGCTGAAATTGACTTTCCAGAAATTTTATTTCCGAATACGTCAACTGCGCCAATTGTAACAGTTACGGATGTGCCTGCTGCTGCTGCGTCTACACCTGTTAGGGTAAGCTTATCAATAGCGCCTGCTTGTCCTTGAACATAATAAGTTGTTGTGGTTCCACCATTTGTAATGGCTACTGAACCAATTGCTGTCGTTTTAGTATATACATAAAACGTTGATGTTGTACCTGTTCCAACATTCTGTGACCATGTTGATGATCCAGATGTTGCTGTCTTTGGTGCTGTAGATGTTGCTACTGCATCAATGACTGATGCGTTTGTTGCTACTACTGAAACAACTGTTCCAGTATCAACTGTTACAACAAATTCAACTGTATCTGCTGTATCAACAGAGTTATCTGTCGGTACTGGCAAAAGAATTGGTGATGCTGCCGAATTACCTTGAGAGGTATTTGAAGCCGCTCCCGCCTTTTTTACAGACGTAATTGACATCGGTGCAGCACTTGCAGATGTTGCAACAAGGGTGCTCATAGTCATGGCTGCAACCATGGCTAGGGCGATTTTCTTAAATGAGTTCATTTAATTTATTTCTCCTTATCATATCCACCTCTTTCTGAGCGTGGAATTCTATTCTGTGTACGAGTTCCGCCATAGTGACGGTGAGTGATTTTCCTCAATTTCGTTTTTCATATCAATGTCTTCGTACATTCGAACAACATGCATGCACGGATCTTGACCATCGTCAAAGCCTTGCATTTCGTGTTCGGACATTGGTAGTCCGTCATGTGTGTAACATACAGGAGGGCCACACCAGCCTTTTTCTATCCCGTATGTAATCCATTCGTCAAATGTTAAATCCATTCTGCCAACTCCTTCATCAGGCGGTGCTTTGGCATTGCTCCCACTATCGTGTGGACTGGATTTCCATCCTTAAATAATACCATAGTTGGTATTGATTGTACAGCGTACTGACTAGTTTTTTCAAGATTCTCATCAATATTTAACTTACCAACCAATAGGCCAGTCTCATTTGATATTTCTTCTAGTATAGGGGACACCTTTCTACAGGGCCCACACCATTCTGCCCAAAAATCAATTAACACTAAACCATTACTTGATATTACTTCATTAAAAGTTGCATCTGTAACTATCATGAAGCCTCCACGTGTGTTGGCCAGTAATAACTGCATTTATCACAGCAGGTATAACCTAGTTCACGATAATCAGAATAATTACTATAAAAATAATATTTTTCTGGATCCTTCTCAAATAGTCTGCCTTTGTGTGAGTAATGAAGCTTTTCATCGCCTAACCACCATGGCCTATCTGATTCTAGTCCCATAAAGTTTTCTTCATATATTTCATCAAATTTAACATGAGTACTATTTTTGTATCCACGCATAATTATTTCTTTGATGATTGACTCGTTGTATAAAAACAACCAGTCTTCGTGACCTCGCCACATTTTAACTGCAGGGTGATTAACCCATGCACCTGACTCGTCATAATAACCAGCCAAAGATTTTAATACTTGTAAGTTTTCTACACTTTGCTTAATTAAACGCTTGCGATCTAAATGCTTAGCAGTCTCTGCAAAGTCCGCCTCTGGTAAAAATGTTTGCATGATACCTATTCTACTAAATATATAGGGGGTAAGTCAACCCTACCCCCATATTATTATTTACTTTTTAATTCTTCTGCTGCTTCATTAAACTTATTCATAAATAATTGAATTACAAAATAAGTTGTATCGGTAGCATTTTTGCTTAAATTAGCAACAGATTCGTCAGATCTTTGGTCTTCTGGCAAATTATTAGCCCACTTTTGAAATAAAGCCTTAGATACGTCTTGCATAATTTCCTCAAGGACGGTTACTCTACTATCAGAAGAATCAACCATTTAATGCCCCTTGTAAATTAATTACACGATTTGTATTAACTTTTACCCCTCTAGCAGAAGTTGCAGTTTTTGTTAACAATTCGTATATTTGTGAATATGTTAAATTAGATTTAAAGCTTGAAACACGAACCCATTTTGCTGCTGCTAATTGGGTAGAAACTGATGTTCCAACCATTCTAGCGGTTGACCCATTTGGAGATGTTACATCAAAATCTCCTAGGTCAACAAAGTCTACTAATTTGGTATCAAAGTTACTCCATCCGCCAATATATCCATCTTTATCTATACCAGCAACCGCAATAGATCCTGGAATACAAGATGGCCAATCGATACGAGCAGAATCCCAATTATTGCCAGTTGCAAAGAATACTGGAAGTTCTTTAGCTAATGCCGAGTTAACTGCATCTGTTACTGCTGGAGCATTTTTAGGACAATAATCTGAGCCTGCCACACCTAAATTATGGTGTCCCTGAGACATAGAAATTGCTTTAATATTATATTTAGAACTATTAGCCACAGCCCAATTAATTGCATTTGCAATTAAATCTGTTGGAACAATATCTCTAGTTCCGTTTGGCTTAATTCCAATTATTCTAATAAATACAATATTCATATCTGGATTTGCAGACAATGCTGTTGAAACCATTTGTGTTCCATGATCAAATCCGTTTTTAGAAATTAAATCTAATGGTAGGGCTGCCGCTCCAGTTCCCTCCATAAAATTTTGTTTATTTGGACAGGTTGCTTTATGTGTAAAACAAACTTCATAAACAACTCTGCCTTTTAGTTCTGCCTGTGCAGAATTAATTGCAGTATCAATAACTGCCAACGATGGTAATGATGTTGTTCTGTTTTTTATATTTGCCTGAGCTGTTAAAGGCACAGTAACAAATACGGCAACTAATGCCGCTACTATTTTTTTATTCATATCAGAATAATACTAAATAGAAGGGTAACTGTCAATACCCCTATTTCTTGCCTATTTCGTCTAGTTTAGACTTATACCATTTACCAGCGTCTAAATCTGGAGCCTTCACGTTATTATCATGAAGGAGCAGATTTACTGCAGTATTTAAATATTCTATTTGATATTGAAGACGGATAATCTCCATTTCAAGTAGCCTTATTCTATCAGACTTTCTCATATCTCATTTCCACGATTATCTATTGGAGTAGGGGCCGTCGCCAAACTCCCGCAATTCGCACATTCCATATCTAGAAAATAACTAGCAATTTGCGAATCGTTAAATATTACCTTTACGTTCCATACCTGTGATCCACAGGGACACAATTGGGTTGGTGTACCACGAATATCCATTGCCTTATCATAATTTTCTGGCTTTAAGTGTATAATATCTTTTGGACCATCATCAATCTCAAAGTCTTCATCTTTATCATTAATTATGATAAGCCTATTTTTTTCTAAAAAATCTTTTATCATTCCAAGGGTAATTAACCCAAAGAGTAGGGCAGCCAACCTATTGAGCCATTTCATAAATCTATTATACTACTATACTTCTATAATTGTAAAGGGAGGCCTTACTGCCATGTTAAACTTAGCTGCCGCCTCTAAAGCCATACGAACACGCTTACGTGGAGTCTTAACTTGTGCTGTAGAGAATAAAGATCCAAGCGCTAGTTCTTGTCCAGCACCTTCTGCCATATATGGAACATCTATTTCTGCAATATGGAAATCTGTATCCATTGTAAATATTCTTCCAGCACCTTGAACTGCAATTATAAAAACACCGCCTTGATCTCCCTCTTCAGTTCCTGAGCTAAAGTTACCATATCCATATTCTTTAAATGAATCTTTAACTGATTCTACAAATTTTGTTCTAATAAACTTATCTAAATTTCTATATCCAGAAGTTGGTTTATAAACTGGTGGGGTCCAATAATATTGAAGTATCTGACCCATTCTAAATGAATCAACAAAACCTATTCCAAATTGACCAACTTTAAATACCTTAGAATCTGTTCTTTGAAAAATTAAACCAGACTTGTCGTCAGATGCAGCGGCATCTCCACCAAGCAGTACTTTATTATCATTGATCAAGGCTACTATACAGGTCATATACCCTAGTATACTATTTTTAAAATTCGGAGTCCAGTTCCTGGGTTATTTCTATCATATTAAGCTGAACCAGGGCATTTTCTAACTCTGCTTTAACCTGAATTAATTCTTGAATAGAATTATAATATTTATCTTTCCATTCTGTTAATTCCCGCTCAATTTGGAATAAGGATATTTTAAGATCCTTAACCTCCATTTTGAGGTGGTCCTGCTCCCGTTCAATTTGCCGTCTTTTTTCTTTTTTATTTTCTTTTAGACCAGCAACAATTGCCGTTCCCATACCAGAGAACACGGCAGCCAATAATGCAATTGTAATAGAGGTATAATCCATAATAAATTAATTATACCTTATATTAAGACTTAAACTAATAATTCAGAAGCAGATATTTCGTTGCCCACATACCGTCTGCGAATTATAAATTCTTTGACATAATCTGGTCCACTAGATCTTCCAGCTAAAATAATTACCCAGCGTGGCTCAAATTTGGACGCCTGGCAACCCTCACAAATAAATAAATTAATTGGTAAAAGAGAAGACTTTTTTACATCTAATTTATTTTTGCTCTTGTTGCAACTATAGCAAAGTATTTTTTCCATTTATTCCTGTTCCTCTATATGCTTGAATACAATTTCATTTAGCACAGTAAACTCTTCATTTTCTAATAGTTCTTCGTATTCTATGCCGTCTTTATTGTATTTAACGACAGAGGCGAACGCCCCCATGTTTTCAACAGTACCGTGACACTGCTCTTCATGTATATAAACAACAAGAATTGTATCATAATACTCTTTCACTTGGTACCCCCTCTAACTCGCATCTTACTCCATATGATTCAATTAGTTTTTTAACTTTTGTAACATAATCAATTACTATTTCTTTTTTTGTTCCTTCAAATTGTAAAAAATTATCTTCATATAATCTTAATGCAAGAAAGTCTGGGTACTTTACTATATCCATTAAAAGAAGGGACGGCTTTGGTATTTCCCACACCTTCTTTTTCATTTCTTCTGTATAAAAGACAGGCTTATTTGGTTCACCTGTCCATAGATTTACACCATGCTTAAAGTATTTATTATCAGAATAATGATTAGCTGACATTTAATTTCTTTAACCTTTTCCAAATTTCTGATGTTTTGTGTAAATTTTTAGTTTTATCTATTAAGCCAGCGTTTAAGAAAACTCCACCCCAAACACCGTATTCATTATTATCTATTCCATTTTTATAACAAATTGCTAATACTGGACATGATAAACACATCTCATCAATATTTTTTGCTATATTCGGATCTGATTCATATTTATCATAAAATAAATTTGTATCCATCCCACGACAAATTGCAAGGTGAAACCAATCAAAATCGTCTTCGTCAACCCCTAAATTATTTAAAATGTTTGACATATTTTTTAGGTAGTTTCCATATCCCATTATTGCTTACAGCAATACGTTCATGAACGCCCCAAGCGTTCTTTCTAAATAATCCTTTTGTATCTGTAAATCCTGTTGGTGTTTTTTTCCATATAATTAAGTCATAATTGTCCCAAAAGGCTTGTATATTTTTAGACTTTTTAATAAATATTTCTACACCACGTTCAGTTAAATTTAGCATGATCCTTAAAATGTAAAACGTAGCATCCCTAAGTAATATTATACAGCAGTCGCTGGGGATGTGTCAATATCTATTTTATAAAAGTTCCATCCCATATGGACTTTTTAACTTTAGGCTCTTCTTTATCTTCTATATCATAGGCCTTTTCAACAGGTACGCAATTTGGGACCATTCGGCCATTTTTTTCTTTCATCCCCCTCTGAACATATCCAGTCCAGCATTTTTGCATTTCATTATCCCACTTATCTTCATCTTCATTATCTGATTTATACATATCTTCTATTTCCGATGCTGGAGATTCAGATTCTGTGCCCGCCTCATCTTCCATTTCAACCTCATCATCAATCATTGCTTCAATTGCTTCTTGTAAATGTTCAATAAGAGCATACATTTGCTCACGAGTTACTTCAGCACGTAGACCTTTAGTAATTTCTTCATCATCTGGAATTTCAATTACTGTATCTACTGGATTAATTACATCATCTAAGATATCTTTAATTTCTTCAAATAGATCTTCTTGGGTTAAAGATTTTTTAACATTTTTTTCTCTATTAACAATTTTACGTGACCAAGAAAAACCAGCATCGCCACCCCAGGCATCCCACATAATTCGACCATTACTAGGATTAGAAGTATTATAGAAGTCCTTACCTTTCTTGTCTACCTCATGTCTTGAAAAGAAGGAATACATACGCTTGACAGTAGATAGACTTAGAGTTTCACCTCTAGCTAATTGTCCTGCACGAGTCCAGCCAACCATAGTTCCTGCGCCTTTGGCTTTACCCTGTTCTTTCCAACGCAAAGCTCTCTTTGCTGCGGCTTTCATGCCTGCTGTTGGTTTGTATCCTTCTTTAGCCATTACTTCTCCTTAATGCTAACGACTTTGACAGATTTTACTTCATCGTCAATTCCGAATATGTCACTAATATATTCTACAGCATCTTCTTCGCTAAATGCTTCTACTTCTGCATTTATTTCTAATTTAATGCTGTAAATGTTCATTATTTACCGCAGGTTGGGCACTTACCGTCTGCTAAAACTGTTTTTGCCGCTGCGGTTGTTCCTCCAGATTTAAATTTAGGTCTTCCAAATCCTACAATTGAAACCATAACATTTGCTTTATTTTTTTTGTATGCACGAAGTTTTTTACAAGCTTCCCCGCCATTTCTTTGACTACCCTTTTTACCATCTCCAGTTGTATTACCCTCTACGCACCAAACAGTTCCATCTTCATTATCTTCAATAACAATTCCCACGTGAGAAATTCTATCGACACCATCTGATGGGAAATCAAAATAGGCAATGTCTCCTGGTTCTGGGTCTGCAATATCTCCGTCAATCCAAGCACCAGATTTTTTAAATGCGGCTGCGCCACCTGGAGTATAAACTGTATTTGGAATTTTTACTCCCGCTTCATTTGCACACCACATTACAAAGGATCCGCACCAGGGTTGGAAATTAGATTTAGTGAATGCACCATATTTTGTTTCATTATCTTTTGGACCTTCAATATATCCTACCTGAGACTTGGCAACTTGGATTAAGCGGGCAGCAGTTCCTGCTGGCGCTTTTGATGTTTCTGCTGGGACTGGGAAATCTGTCATAATTATTTATCCCATTCTGTATCGACTGGTTGCTCTGCTGGCATTGCACCGTCTGGTTTGTTAGCAAGACGAGCACGAATTGCATCTGCTTCTACGTCTGCTTTTAATTCATTAATTGCTAATTCTGATTCAAGCTTTTTATCTGCTTGAGTATTTTTTGCGTCTACTTCTTTATTGTCAAGCTGTGCTTTCATAATATCTTTAGCACCTGATTGACCAATTAATAGTCCCGCCAATGTTCCTGTAATAAATGTTGCAACTGAACCTAACACATTGAAAAACATCTTATCGTTTTCAGACTGCGCTCCAATTGGTTGTGAAACGAACAATAGTCCGTATAAAATTCCTACAGATGTAAGAAGAAGAATTGTTCCTAGAGTTAATCCTAGAATAAACTTTAATCTTGCATCAAGATCTGCTGGTGTTAATCTTTCTTTAGCCATTTTTTACCTTTGATTCCTGATAATCATTCCATACTTTTTCGCCAACAATATCTTTGCTGCACGTGCCTGTTGATTCACAAATTGGAGGATTACATTCTGCCTTATCCCAATTTGCAGATTCTTGGCAAGGGTAACGGAAGCTACCTTGATACCCGCAACCTGTGAGGGTCAAAACTAGCATTACGCTTGACAATGAGGCAATTATTTTTCTCATATGCCCATTATAGCATTTTCTTAGTCTTTGTCCTTAGACCCCTTAGCCCCAAAATATCCGCCGATAATACCAATAAGGCCTCCAAGGGCTGTTTGAACAAGGGTCATCACCTCTGCGGATACCTCTACAGGCTCTCCTGTTTTAGAAGTTTCTAGGGCGGCGGTAACATAATCACCTACAATAGCAGTAATAATTGCTATACCTACCATCATAGACAACATTAAAATAACTCTATCTTTCATTATTCGTCCTCTTTTCTTAGTGGAATTGTTACTAACCAGATTACTGTTGCTGCAATTGTGGCTACGCCTACAACGTCTTGTGCAGTTCCAGTTAATGTGAGCCATGCAATAAAAAATCCAAGAAGTGTCCAAACTTGGGCGATGCTTTCCTTGATTGCCTCCCATATCCAGTTAAAGAAACCTTTAATTAATTTCATTATACCCTCCTTGTCATGGCTGCTGCCACAATATTACTTGCAATAATTACAGGAATAACTACTTCCTGTGCTTTTTCTCTTTGATCGTCCGTCATATCTTTACCCCATTCTGAAGGGTTAAGTAATTCGTCTAAATTAATACTTGTTAATGCTCCTATTGGGTCTGCTAAAAATGCTTCTGTAGCAACTTCTGTTGTAGCATCTGCTAGTGTATAAGGCATTGGAGCGTTTTTATTCTCTTTAATTCTATCACCAAATTGTTCAAGGGCTGTTGCTAAATTTTTATCTGATGCCGCTAATGCAGCAACCTTTGCTAATTCTTCTGTTTTAATTCCAAGACCTTCCGCTACCGCCGCTTTTTGTTCTGGGCTTAATTTAGTTAGCGTATCTTTACTTGTCAAATCTGCTATTAGATTTGCTGTCTCTTCTGTGATAGAATTATCAGATGGTTTTGGAGAAGGTTTATCGGGAGTTGGCTCTGGTTCAGGAGTTGGCTCTGGATCTATATCCGATGGCTGAGGTGAAGGCTCTGGTGAAGGCTCAACAGTGGGCTCAGGATCAGGAGTTACATCTGGCTTCGGTTCATCTGTGGTTTCAGAATCTGGAGTTGGAGTGGGATCGACTGGTGTTGTTTGCTCAGGCGATGGTTCGGGAGTAGGTTCAATTGTCGGTTCGGGAGTGGGTTGTGGTTGATTTGCCATTGCTTGTGCAATAGCAGCTTGAATTCTTTGTTGTTCTTCTAAGTTCCATTGACTGTTATATTCATTTTGAGCATCAATAATAGCCGTATTTAATTCAGATATTGCAGTATTATATGCAGTTACTGAGTTATTATAATTTGTTGTGGCAGTATTTAAAGAAGTCTGTGCAGTATTTTTATCTGTAACAGCAGTATTATATGCTATTGTTTTATCAGAAAGAGTTTGATTATACTGAGTTAATTTATTATTCTCAGTATTATATGTTGCAAGAGCTGCGTCATATTCAGATTGAGCTGTTTGTTGTGCTGCAAGTGCATCTAAATACTGTTGGCTTACTTCTGGAATAGTTGTTGAAAATACAGAACTTGGAACTGGAACCCATCCGTTTCCTATATTCCATTGAAGGCTACCATTAGCTCCTCCGCCATTTTCATACCACCATACTTCTATAGGTTCCCAGCCATTTGATGCCATATAATATCCATTTGATGCTCCACATTGACCACCACGATCATACCAGTTATTAACAACAGTAAGCCCACTAATTTTTAATATCATTCCGTCATCAGAGCATACTCTAAATTGTGGGGTCCAATGTTGTGTAGTTTTAATATATCCTATCCATTTAATTTGATAGTCATCATTTAATCCTGCTGGACCTCCACTACCAAAGTTAAAATTGATACCAGACCATGGCCCCATTGCTGCAGGTATTCCACCACCTCTTCCGTCTGGACACTCAAAATCTGGTGCAGAATTATATTCATTATACCAAGTATAGCAATCATATAGGTATGCATTTAAAGAATATGTTGGCGGACTATTGCCTGCCGCTGCTGTAGATAAATTTATATTAGCCACATCTAGCGCATCTTGCTTATTTTGCTTATTAGTATTAGCAGTAGAAACTATGGCAGTCTGACTATCTACTGCTGTTTGCGCTGTATTTTTTTCAGATAATGCTGTTGATAATGTTGCTACTGCCGTATCATATTCTGCTTGTTTAATTGTTTTAATAGATAATTTATTATCCATATCAGACTTTGCAGCAACTGCAGCATCATATTTTGAATTGGCTATATCTATCTTAGCCTGTGTTGAAACCTTGTCATTGAGTTTTTGAACATCCGCCTCAAGTTGATCTATCTGTTGAGCGGCAGTTCCAAGCGGATCGTCGCTATAAGAAGCAGGTGTGAGAAATAGCCAACCAAACCCTAAAATGGCGGCTAATGATAATCTCCATAACTTAGTCCTAGTCAACTATAACTCCTAATTACAAATCTTGTAACTAGTTAATTATATCATTGGACTACTTAGCGTTATCTGTTTTATAAAAGCCAGAGCCCTTGAACTGAATACCAAATGTACCGAACTGTTTAACCATTGCAGCCCCGCACTTATCACAAAGCTCTGTCATTGTTGCTTCGTTGATTGGCTTGTTAACTTCTTTGCAATGTTCACAAATAATGCATTTGTAATCGTAATTAGGCATGCTTCTCCTTAAAATTTAATGAGCAGTTTTTTACAGTCATGCTCAGGACTATACCAGTTATTTATAGTCGCTGTCTCCCCCGACTATCCTACGGTAGCCACGAATGGCCCGTAATCTGATTATACCTTATTTAATTTTGATGGTCTTTGGCTTTTTATCTTCTGGTACGATTTTTTCGACTGTTACAGACAATAAACCATTTTTTAATTCAGCAGCAGTGACTTCCATATATTCACCCAGCGCAAATGTGCGAGTAAATTTACGAGCAGCAATTCCTCTATGAACTGCTTCACCGCTTTCTTCTGTAGCAACTTCTCCTTTAATTACAAGGGTTCCGTTGTCTACAGTAACATCTACATCTTTCTTGTCGAAACCAGCCAAAGCTAGGTCTACACGAAATACGTCATCTTCTACCTTTACAATATTGTAAGGCGGATAAGACTGATGAGATGCCATTGTATGAACTGAATTTAGGCGATCAACCATTCCGTTGAAGCCAATAAAAAAGGGATCCTTAAATAGGTCCCATGTATATGTTGTTACCATTTTATTCCTCCTATTAAGCGAATAAGTTAATTTATGTGGGCCCCTAATGGCGACCCACATATATTATATCAAATGTTTTATTTTTAGAGAATACGCTTTTTATTCTTAGATTTCTCTTCGTTGGCAGTTGCTGCGTATAGGGCTCTTTGGTGTGCTGCCGCCCGTGATTTACTTGGGTGGCATCCTTTTAATTCACCTTTATCATTTACTACTGCCCAACCCTTGCAACCTGCTACATTTTGTTTTACATCGTATGGCATATTTCCTCCTAATTATTTGGCGGTTCAGGCATATCCATTGGTAGTATGCCCTTAGCCTTTGCTATTTCATAACCTTCTCTACTTAAACTAATCATAGCCTCAAGATTTTCATCGTAGTCTACTTTTAAATATCCTGCTTCATACAATTCTACTAAATTTCTATCTACATATTCGGTATGAGCCTGCCATAATTCTGGAGCTAAATCTTTTGCTTTTTCATTTATTGCGTAGATCATTTCTCCGTTTTCGTCCATACCAGCTAATTCTATTGCCCCTATTTCAAGATAGTAGGCCATTCTCATATCGTCATTATCTTCTTCCATTTTTTTCTTTCCGTGCAACAGGTAGGACTTGAACCTACGATAACCGAATTATGAGTTCGGGGCCTTAACCAACTTGGCTACTGTTGCCAATTGATTTATTGTACAGTTCCATCTTCATTCTTGTCAATAGTTCTTTCTACCAATTGCTGCACGTAATCGGAGAAATGCTTTCTTATACTTCCAGATGGTCTGGCCCCAAGGGACTTCCACAATCTCTTATATTCTATCACATTTGCAAATGTAGTGGGACAAATCATTATTCCATCGTATTCTTTTAATACAGTTGGAAGCGGCACATGCTTCCCGCAACACTTACATTCTTTAGCCTTTTCCTGATATATACTCATACTATTTCCATTCCGTCTAAAACATCCGCTAATTGTGGTGGCATTTTGGGCGGCCTAATTAAATTCATTCTTGTTTCAATATCTGCTTTTTCTCTATCCCAATTTAAACTATCATAAGTATGTATTTCTATTTCTCCATCACTACGAACAATAGTTCTGCTAATTGCATTATAGATAGATCCACATACGGCATCAGCTAAGTCTTTAGAGCCTTTACGTGGATGATCTACCCTATCCCGCATAATTTTAAGTTGTAGCAATTCATCTATTAGCAAAGGTATGCGTGGACCAGATAATCTTTCTTCTAAAACAACCATAGCCATATCGTCATAATGTTTTTTGGCCACTGACAGTGTTTCTGTATTAATTCCATATGCTTTTAATTGTTGCATCATATCGTGTGAGTTCCATCTGTCAAATGTACAAACACGAATATTAAATCCAGTAGATCTTAATCCTAATATATAATCTTTTACCTCAGTAAAATCAACAGACTTATCTGCGGTAGGAGTCCAGTATCTAACTGCGTCTACTTCTACAATTGGAGCGGCTTGTGAATAAGTATCTGTAACTTTTACATTAACCCATTTATTTACATGCGACATAGCAACTGCACAATGGTCATGTTTTTGTGCAAGGTCTACGTGTAGGAAATATTCTTTGTCTGGATCTGGAGCAAACCAGCTTTCTAATCTGCCAAATTCATCTACTGCTAAAGCCATATTACTAAAAGCTTTTTCTATTTTTTCACGTGATTTAAAAAATGCATCTACCGCTTCTGGCGGCATACAGGCAAAACGTGATAGTGCATCTGGCATATTTTTATAAAATTCTACCTTAAAGTCTTCTATTTTTTTAGTTGGATTAATTTCCCACGTAGGTCTTTTAATGGCATAGACTTTAGGTATTTTATATGAAATTATATGGTCTTCTTCCCATTCAACATTTACTTCGTTTCCATCTGTTCCATCTGGTAAATCATTGTCCATCTTTAATGTTTTTGATTGTACAATAGTTTCTTTTTCAGCAATTACTGAATCATAAAATTTTTGTATAGGGTCATTCTTAAACCTTGGAAAGGATAGCAAAATAACCTTACCATAGTCTGGAAAACGTGATACCACAGAACCACGGTACATATCATATATAGCATCTGCTGTTTTAGCCTGATCATGGCCAGTTGTATTTTCAGTAGCAAATCCAGATATCTCATCAAGGATTACGGTAATTACGTTATAACCCTCCCATGCCTCACGTTCTGAGTGTCCTGAATGAACAGTAATATTTTTATTAAATTTAATCTCAGACGCTTTCATTTCATATTTACCTATAAACCACGGAGACCTATCAATTCTTGTTTTTAAACCTTTGAAGAAAACGTTATTAGCTTGTTGAGCATTTATAGCAATATTAAGAATATCTATTGAGTCTCCAGGAGGCTTGCCGTAATATGTAGCAGGATCTTTTAAACATAATAGTAAATAAACTATATATGATACCGATATGGTAGAACAATAATCTTTTCCGCTTCCTTTACCCAATTGTGCAATAACTTCGTTACAGGTCTGTTTGTAGCGGCGTGTTCCTTCATCTTCGCCAAATAATTTTATTAAGGTTGATTCTTTATATATTTGAGAAGATTTTTCTATTAAAGTATATTGATATTCAGAAAGTGGTGGTAATCCAAGATAGTCTGGACTTGTTACAAATGTGCGAAGATCTGTTGGACGCTCATCAAATTCTTCGCCATCCAATATATCAATTAGATCATTGAAATTAAGATCCACTTACTTCCTCAATAATTTCTACAGGCTCTACAATTCCAGTTATTTGGGAAAGCCTTTTTGCCACATCCATTTTACACTTAGGACATCCAGCTGTTACTTCTTTTAAAATCTTTACAAGAATATCTTGCTTTCGCTCAGTTTCCGCCAATTGGGTTGCAAGTTCTGCATTATCTAGTAGCCCAACTTCCTGAAGCATTCCAATACGCTTACCTTCAATATCTGCAATTAGCTTTAGGGCAGTTGCTTTTATATTTAATTGACCTGCTTGGTCCGCATCTTCTACGGTCCTCCAGGCCTCTTTAATTAACATAGCGTAATGTTGGTCAGCGCCAGAGATGGCTTCCTTAGCCCTCTCACGAGCCGTAGAATCGTTTCTGACGACCTGTTTCCACTCTTCTATATACTCTAACACATCTGCCCGTTTAAAACCCGTCAGGGTGGCAATCTGTGTAGGGTTATTACCCTTTAATAATTCTGAGACCACCTTATTCATGCGGTCATAGTGGTCTGTTAATTCAATTTCCATATTAACTTATTATAATCCTAGTTGACTAAAAAATCAACTGGATTTTTGCTTGGCGATCTTTAATAGCACTAAATATCCAATTAAATCATCAATATCATTATCGCCTGGATAATCTGTACCTTTCATTAATCTATTTAATTTATCATCAATACGGACATATAATTGTTCCTTTGAATCCGCCTTTGAAAATACACGAATAGGATCAAGAGCGGAATTGCCGTAAGCAATATTTTTCTTAATTAACATATGGGCAATTTCATGACAGGCATTATATATCTCTTTGCCCGCCCCAGTTCCTACTGTAAGTAAATATAAATCATCACAATTAAATTGTTTTACATCTGCAAATACTGGCTCTAAACTCATTTTCTAATCATCCCAAACTTCTCTAAGTATCTCTGTATGGTCATAGCAGAGACTCCACATTCCGCCGCAATTTCTGTGACAGTCTTCTTTTGAACTATATACCTTCTATATAGCCAATCCTTACTTTGATATAATTTCATTTTTTTCTTAAAACAATATTAATAACATCATATCCAATAATATCATATGAATATGCTGGAGTTCCACCCACATAAGTCATATCATAGTTTCTTGTTAAATAATTTAAAAATGGAATTGGATGAGCTTCTCCTAATTCAATTACAATTAAAGGACACTTTAAAACATTTTCTCCGAATCCTTCAAATGCAAATCTTTCATATCCCTCAATATCAATTTTAATAAAATCTGGAGTTTTATCATAAATATCAGATAAAACTTTTAATTCAGTTTCTTGAGCAGTATATGATCCCCATTTTTCATAAGACCCTTCTCCAGCATCATCTGTAACATGTGATCCACCAACATTATGTTCTAGTATTCTAACATATCCAGATTTATTTTCATTTGAAAGTCCAAAGTTATGCACTGTAATTGGAGCAGCATTTGAATAATCATTTAAACTTCTTCCCTCTTCATATGCATCAACAAGTCTTTTAATTGGTTCAAATGCTACGACCTCTCCTGTTGGGCCAGCCAAACGTGCCATTACTTCTGAAAAATATCCAATATTAGAACCAATATCTAAACACTTCCAGCCAGGCTTTATGTTTTGAATCATAAAATTGGTTAATTCGTCATCCCAATATCTTAAAGTTCTGCATGATGCTTGGACATATTTATCGTCTAGGTCTCCGCCATAAACATAAAAGCTATCTAAAACTTTATAATAATTACCTTTTTGATCTTTATCTATTGGATCTAAATTCATCTTTCTGTTAACACTCCATTCGAATAATAAGCAATGCCAAATGCATCTGCTACGTCAAAGTCTGTTAATGACAAGCCATATTTATTATTAAAATAATCTACCGTTCTTTGTTTTCTAATTTCCCGCATTTTTGCTTTATACCAAGAATCGGCATACCCTGGATTTTCAAACCTAAGTTTGTCTTTCTCCAGTTTTGTTGGGTTTTTATTTCCAATATATGCCTGCCAAGATGTAGGAGATATAGTAATAACACTAGCCCCAGTAGACATAAGCTCAGCAATAACGACACCGTATACATAGGATAATTTTATCACAGCATCAGGGGATTTGACAAACACTGCACCTTCAACAACAATATAATCTGATTTAAGTTGAGGGAGCATTGCATGCATTTTAACCTTAGCATCATATATTTTTTCATATATATCAGCACCTTCAAATTCTATTTTACCCCACTTAATTGGCTGATTATTTTCCATTAAGCAAAAGGCAACAGAATTTGTAGAAGCGTCTATGCCTAAAACTCTATTTGCTTTTGTTTTAATTAATTCAGCTAATTTCATCTATTAATCCTAACAGCCTTGATCTATTTTCTTGATTTACCGCTTTATTACATGCAGAACATAAATTTCCTTCATTATATCTGCTCAATGAAGCATTACATTTTTTACATGCACGATATGCACCATTTCTAATTGCTTTTTTCTCATAGTATTTTTCCATAATCCGTCTATTTGTAGCAATGCGGCAACATTCGTCAGAGCAATATTTTTGATTATGTGTTTTTGCACCAAACTCTTTAGCACATTCTTTATTAGCACAAATCATTATTTGGATACTTCTAAAGGTTCTATTTGTGTAGTTCCTGTTGGACCAGACCAACAGTCTTTTTTAATAGGGCAATATTTGCAAGAAGAACTTGATTTAGTAAAAGGACGCATTGGAAGATCTCCGTCTTTAAAATTATCCCAGACTTCCTGCATCCAAACAAATACTCCCTCTATTAATTCTTTGTTCTTATCATTCATATAAACAGGAATAACTAAAAGCTCCTGAGTATTTTTATTTTCATATATAAAAAACGCTTCTTTGACATTTCTAATTTTCATATAAATTAATAACTGAATTAAATGATTGCCAGACGGAGACATCTTAGATTGATTTGTGTCCCAAACCTCTTGCTTTGCTGTTTTTATTTCTCCAAGGACTTCCTCTCCGTCCCACTCCATTTGTAAATCAATAAAGCCACGAATTGGCGGATACTCGTTAATAATCTCAACTTCTTGATCTCTATAATTTGGCATGGTTTTAATTAAAGATTGTAGTCTTTCATGGGCAAGAGTTCCGTTTTTCATGTTTGCAATTGCAACAGCATCATTGTCGTCTACAAATACTGCTCCGCTAAAAGCCATATACCAATATCTAGGACAATTTCCATATCCATAACCTACTGTACTTGGACTAAATGATTTTTTAGTCATTTCTCCGTCTGCTCTTTTTGTAGCGATGTAAGCATCATCAAGCATTTTAGCAAACTCGGATGGATTAAATTTACCTTCGTATTTTTTAAATTTAAGATTCTTTACTATATCTCTAGCCATTATAACGAACGACATACTTGAGGGCATCCACAAGTTTATCTATCGACTCCTTTGCTGAATAATATACATTCTTCTTATTATTGTTTACTGTCCCAGCCTTATCTTTAGCAATAGTTGAATAAACTGCAGCAAGCATAGAGAACTTAGTAGACATAGCCTGTAGTTCAATAATTAACTGTGGAGCCTTAGCAGCAGGGACATCTGGATTCATTAGAAGTTTGACTACAATAGCCAATGCTTTATCTAACTGATCATCTTTCATAAACTCATGAAGATCATTGAACTCAGTTACATCGCTAATTAGCTCTAATGTATTTTTACCTGATTCCATTTCGCTTACTCCTCTTATCTAATTTATCTATAAATAATCCAAATGGATATCCGATAACAAAACCTGCTGAAACTCCAACTAAAAATATTATAAAAGTACTCACAATAAAACCTTCGCTACTAATGCATAGCCGATCCATAATCCAACTATACCCATCAATCCTGCAAATACTGGCGGTGCGGGAATTGGAAGTTTAAATAAACTAAAAATTGCTCCAGTTGCTACACCGACAATAGTTGTAAGCAATACATCTCTCACTTCTTGACTCTTTTCTCTTTTGGATATGGACCTAGATCTGATTTGATTGTTCCATCTTTTCTGAGTCTAACAATTCTGCCATTTTTAATTTGCATTTTATTAAACCCATCATGCCGTTTCTTTTGTCCGCTTGACATTAATCTTTCCACCTTTCTATTAATTGTTCTAATAAAGACCACTCTATTACAGCTAATCTAGTTTTACTATTTCCTTCACCAATTACTAATTTTAATACTGGATGATATGCTCTGCTTACCTTAAAGGTATCAGTACAAACTTTAGCCCACATATCTTTTGATACAGTAACAGACTTTGCTGTTTCTTTATAATCTACTACAAAGCCATTCCATAAGGCATCGCCTTTTTGGTAGTCACCACGACCACTATTTTTTTGTTGTTTTGCTCCATCACGTTTTGCTTCAGATCTTTCTGACATTAATTTACCTTTACCTGATTTGCATGACCATTAGGACATTGCCAAGAAAGTGTCAGTGTTGTTGGATCCCAAAATGCTTCATTAGCATCTTCATCACATTTAGAGCAAGGCTTAACTCCAGGAATATTTTGCCATTCTGTTTTATGAATTATTTCTGGTTTATGAAAAAATTCATTAAGATTTGGCATCTATTTCACCAGCCAGTTTAGTAACTACTTCTGAGTTGTCACGAAGGAATTGCACCGCTTTCGCACGTCCCTGGAGCCGTTCCCCATCCACGGTGTACCAAGCACCACCTTTTTCCACGATACCGCACATTTCTGCAACATCAAGTGTTTCTCCTATTCTATCTACCCCAAGTGTTTCTCCTTGATAATAAAAATCATATTGTCCATTACCACCTGGAGGACCAACTTTATTATAATCAATAATCCAATTAACTGGTCTACCTACTTTTTGTTCAATAATTTTATCGCCAACCTTAACGCCAGATTTGATAGCATTAGCCTCAGCTTCAGAAGACCAAAGTTTGATAACTGTTGACGAGAAGAACTTGACTGCCATTCCACCAGTTGGAATATGCGAAGCATGCATACTGCCAAATTGATTACGCTGTTGCGATATAAGGACAAGTAGGGTGTTTTTATTTGCGTAATTAAGCATTTTAACTGCATGAGTCATATCTTTTGCTTCTGCACCAATTTGTTTTGTATCTTCAAGCTTTTTTAATTCATCGCTATCTTTTTCAAAATAAATAGCTGGCAGAAGTGCTGATATAGAATCAACTACAATAATATCAACATCTGCTTCCATTAATTGTGTTGCAACATCTACCATATCATTTACTGTTTTAGCAGAAGAATAAATTAATTTACTAGAGTCTACACCCAACCGCTCTGCCCATTTAGGATCATAAGAATGCTCTGCATCAATCCAAGCACACGTCTTGCCTTCTTTTTGTGCTAAAGCAATCATTTGTAGGCAGAAAGAAGATTTACCTGCAGACTTATTTCCCCATACAAGAACTTGACGGCCATAAGGAAGACCACCCTTTAGGGCTAGATTAAGCCCAATACTTGGTGTAGGCTGTTTAAGAACCTGAACTTCTTGTGCTGACTGTACTCTATTTCTTGTTTTTGGATCTAGTTTTGCTAATACTTCATCTATTACTATTGTCATTTATTTGTCTTTTCTCTTTCTACCATTATACCATTTAGAATAAATTTCCGTGAAGGGTCGGACGACCTTTATTTATTTCCATTTTTTTGTGTAATATTTCATCAAGGCTGTGAAGTACTGCTTCTTCATTTCTCATTGCAGCATATAAATCTAAAATACGAATAATAATATCTGCAATTTCTTCCACTACTTTTTCCGACCCTTGACTTTTTCTAATTGCTTCTAAAACTTCTGTAACTTCAGAATGTACTAGTGCAAGTTTATTGCCCACCTTATCGTTCGAATATTCTCCATCCCAGAACCCTTTATCTCTTGCGGTCTCATGAAGAATTGCTGCTAAGGCATCTAGGCCATAATCAGTTGGAAGATCCACTTTTATCCCTTAAACTAAAAGTAAATGATGGGCCAGTCTCATCATAATCAATAACTAATTCTTTATCTGTTTTTGCCGCCTCAGCAAATTTTGCTGTGGGAACAGTTAGCTTTTTATGTTCTTCTAAAATAGATACTAATACCTGATTAATACTTATTTCCTGTATTAGACCTTCTGTTTCATTTGTCATCTTATCTCCTTAACATTTAAAGTTCCATCATCAAGCTTCGCTAATTTAACTTGACACTTCATTCCTTCACGCATTTTAGCTAAAGCTATTTTATACATTGTTGGAAAAGCAATTGCTCTAGTTAAATTTTTATCTTTATCGGACATTACAATATGGGCCATCATTTTGCCAGCTTTAGTTTTGTAAGGTGTAAAGTTTACCACAATATATTCGTTATCCGCAAGATCGTACTGCTTTCTATATAGGTAGTCAACAAACAAATCCTTTGAATCTGGATTAATATCGCTAACCTTTATATATCTAGCAATTCTATTGTCTCCAACTAAAACAAAATACATTTGATTTGTTTCAATTTGTGTTTGCTCATTATGGAACAAGCCTATTGATCCTGTCTCATCAACTAACTCAACTCTTGCCCATCCAGTTCCACGTTTAATATTTTTAACCATACCAAACATAACAAAGGAGCCTAGTTCATCAAACTCTTCAATTGGTCTAGCCTGAGCTTTAATGCGTGGGGGCAAATCTAAATTAAATGTAGGTATACCTAAATATTCATAATAATTATCTTTTTCGTTACCACGTCTTGGATTGTCATCAAATGCTGCACCGCCAATTGAGTTTAATGCAGCAATTGCACGACTATTTATTCCGCTTCCCTTTTTAGAAGACTTATCAATTAAATCTTTATAGTTTTTAAATGGTCTTTGCTCTATTAATTTATTTGCAATGCTATCAGAAATAAATTTAACTTCTGCTAATCCAAATACTATTGCGTCTTCTTTTAAAGAAAAATTAACATCAGACTCATTTACGTGTGGAAGTTTAACTCTTAGGCCTAGTCTTTTTGCTTCAATGAGGTATTCTGTTCTTGTATCTTTATTTCCTTCGTTTTTAAGAAGGGAGAAAAGAAATTCCAAAGGATAATAAAACTTAAGCCAAGCGGTAAAATAAGAAAGCATAGAGTAAGCGACAGCATGAGAGCGATTGAACGAGTATCCCGCATGTGCTTCGAAGTCATGCCAGAGGTGCTGGGCTTGTTTTTTGCTAATATGCTTCTCAGCACCAGTAATAAACTGATCTTTGAATTGATCGAATTCTTTTGCATCTTTTTTCTTTCCAATAATCTTACGGACTTTATCGGCTTCTGACCAAGTCATTCCTCCAAGGTGTACGCAAGCCTGCATAACCTGTTCCTGATAAATAATTACACCATATGTATTTTCTGTAAATGGCTTCATTATATTGTGTACATACTGAACTGCTTCTCTTCCATGCTTACGATTAATGTAAGAAGCACCTACAGTATTCATTGCTCCTGGCCTAACCAAAGCATTTGATGCGGCCAAATCTTCAAACGTGCTGACTCCCATCTTCATAAGAAGATTTGTATATGGAGTTGCTTCAGCTTGAAATACTCCTTTAGTATATCCTTCGCTTAACATAGAATAAACTTTAGGATCATCTAAAGTAATTTCAGATAAAACAATTTCTTTTTTATGTCTTTCTTTAATAGACTTTAATGTATCTGAAATAACAGACAAGGTCTTTAGGCCCAAAGCGTCAAGCTTTATCAGACCAATATCTGCTACCGTATCCATATCATATGCAACAACTGGAATTCTTCCAGAAACCTTATCCTGTGCATCTTCACGAGATTCTATAGGGGCATATTTTCTAATATCATCTTTAGCAACAACAACTCCAGCAGCATGAACTCCAACGCTTCTAATTTTTCCACGAAGTCTTTCTGCCAACCAAGTTACTTCTGGATATTTAGTTCTAAATTCTTTAGTATTTGGAGACTCAAGATAGTCTTCGAAAGTGTCTACCTGCTTTAATGCTTTGTTAACTTCTCCTAGCGGAACCATAAATACTCTGGCAGCATCACGAACTACACCCTTATCTTTAAAATAAGTAAATGTAGAAATAGATGCGACATGCTTAAACTTCTTTTTTAAATAATCTTTAACTTCTTTACGGCGGCGGTCCTCAAAATCCGTATCAATATCAGGGAAGTCATTACGTTCAGGGTTAATAAATCGGAAAAATAGAAGATCATATTCAATTGGATCTACATCCGTAATTCCTAATAAGTAACAAATTAAAGAACCTGCGGCAGAACCACGCCCAGGACCAACCATAATATTTTGGCTCTTAGCCCAGCTAATCATATCTGCAACAACCAAGAAATAGGATGCAAATCCCTTATCTCTAATTACAGATAATTCTTCGTCAAGCCTTTGCTCATATATATCATTTCCTAGCCATGCATCTGTCAGGCGTAGCCTTTCTAGGCCTTCAAAGGCCATCTCAGCCAGTTTTTGGTCAGCATTGGTCTTAGGGACTGGGAGAAGGTCTAAACCCCTGTAAAAATCGTATTCTGCAATTTTAGAGGCTATCTCCATAGTATTATCAAATATATCTGTTCTATTTATGCCAGCCTTTTTAAAATCATCTTCAATTTCTTGGCGGGTCTGAATAAATAAATTATAGTCCTGAAAGGATATTTTTCTATCAGGATATAAATAATTAAATCTATCTAGCATATCTTTCATATTTCTAGACATATCAAAATCTGCTTCTTTGTCAGCCTTCGGATTTGTCGACAAAATAAGCATGGCTTCTTCTAATACTTTATCTTCACCTTTGGCAAAATGGGCATCGCCTGTTGCTACCGCCTTTATTTCTAATTCATCTGCTAGTTCTAATAATTTTTCGTTTATTTCTTTCGGGTTATGAGATTGTACTTCAATGTAAAAGTCTTTGCCAAAAGTTTGTTTAAAATCTTTGAGTATGAGTTTTGCTTCTGAGAATTCCTTACGTTCAATAGCTTTACTAATAATCCCATTAAGGCATCCAGAAAGTACAATAATATCTTTTGCATATTCTTTAAGTATCTCCCTATCAATGCGTGGCTTATGGTAAAACCCTTCGTTCCAAGCCAACTCCTGTAATGCATGAATATTGTTTAAGCCGTTCTGATTTTTAGCCAACAATATAATATGATTGTATGCCTGAATACTTTTATCTGTTTTAGAAGAACGATCAAACCTATCTGTAGGAGATATATATGCTTCTACTCCAAGTATTGGCTTTATTCCAATTTCTTTACACGCTATTTGCATTTCACGATGTGAAGCAAGTGTGCCGTGATCAGTTATTGCTAATGCTGTTTGACCAGCATCTTTTGCTGCCTGAGCTAATTCGGCTGGAGAGTTAAGCCCATCCATAAGAGAATAATATGAATGCACATGTAAGTGTGTAAATGACATTAACTCTCCGCCTTTAATTAGATATTACCAGTCTAAGCTGCTGCTGGTAGATGAATCTGACTCTGAATTGCCACCCTCACCGTTGAAGAAGGCTTCTTGTTCTGTATATGGTAGGTCACGAACTGCTGACTCTTCAAGTTTATATAACTCAAGAGATGATGCATCAAATGGTGCTTCATCTTTAGCAAGAGGAATAATTGTATAACTCGTGTCTGTCTTTGTCCCAGAACGCTTGATACGCCACATAAGATTTGTAATTGAACCCATCTCGCCTGCGTATTCAATAAGTGTAGGTGTAACGGTCTTACCGCTAGAACCTTGTGAAAGAATTGCTACATATGGATCTTCCTTACCATCATCAACTAGCACATTGATATAGAGACGTGAACGACCCTTCCAACCTGCTTTATAATCCTTGCGATGTTGCTCACAACCAAAGCACTTACCTTGATCATCCATAGAGCATAGAGCCTTACGGCGATAATCTTTTGGATTTGTATGTTCGACTGCAATAAAGCCCAGTCCAAGCTTTTCATTATATGAAGGTGAGTCTGGATCTAATTCTTGAAGAAAACGAATCTTTACGCTTTCGCCATCTTCTAGTTTAACCCAACGACCTTTTGTTCCGTCTGAACTTGATTGTGGCTTATCCATTACTGCGTTTAAGCCTTTTAGTCCTTTTACGATACCCATTTATATTTCTCCTTTATAGTTGACGGTATAGATCCGTCTGTATTTTTCATTATATCATGGATTCCAGGTTCTGTATTCGATGTCGGATACAGCACTTTTAATGCATGTGGCAATTTCTTGATCGGTCATGTCACCTGCATCTTTTGCATTGTTAGGATATATCTTACCATAACTATGCGAAGCCCACAAGATATCTTTATTTCTTAATTTATTAGCAATATTCATTCCTAATTCTCTACCCGCCTGGTCTGCATCTGTCATAATAATTATTCTATTAAAATATCTATTTAATAAATTTATATTGTCATGTGATATATGACCGCCCAGAGTTGCCACAACGTTTGGAAATCCAGCTTGATGAACACGGATAGCGTCAAATGTTGACTCTACTATTATAACTTGGCCACCAATTTTTTTAGCACGGTGAATATTAAACATAGTTTTACTACGTGGCAAATTTGTACTATTCTTAAATTTCTTTTCGGATATAGATCTACCAACTAATCCTACAGGTAGCCCATCTGGGCTATGTACTGGAACAATAACCATTCCCATATTGGCAGAATAACCTAATTTAAAATATTGCATAGACTCATCATTTATTCCACGATGTCTAAAGTATTCTTGAGCATGTGGATTTGAGCCTAGATTATTATATAGATCATCCAAAGTTTTTTGTGGAAATTCTACAAAATCTGGTTTATCTTCAAACATTTCTTTTAGTACTTCGTCAAAATTTTCTACGGACTCTGCTTCACGTGCAGCAATATACCTAATAGACTCAAACTCGTTCTTATTTAAAATCTTTTTAATTAATTCAGTTAAAGTTCCAGATTCTCCACATGCAGGGTTAAAACAAATATATGCGCCCTTTTCACGACTTACGCTAAAACTTGATGTATGTCTATTAGAATGAAATGGGCAGAAGCATAGGAAATCATTAGATGTCTCTCCAACTATTTCAAGTCCTAGAGATTTAATTACCGATTTAACATGTGCTGGGGCATATGTCGTGGAATCAATTTTCCTTGAGTCCAACCCTCGTATTGCCATGCTTTCTTCTTTCCTATATATACACCATGAATGCTCATTAAGAACTTCCATGTCTCGCCTGTGAATTCTACCGAAAAAGCTGGATCTATGTCAAGTACCCTAATATATCCCTTGCCCCGCATATCTTGAGTTAACAAGTTTTCGTACTGCGGTCTTAAACTAATGAGCTGAGCATTGTCTTTAAACTCTACATCAACCTGAAATCGTTTAATTCTTTTGTGTGTCATTCTTCATATCTGGAAGGTTTTCATAAATCGGAGTAATAACACCACGATTAATATCCCAATCTAGATAGAAGTCAAAGTCCTGTCCATGACGATTCTTTCTGCTAACAACTTCAATCATATTGGTTCCTGGATATCTGTGAATAGCCATAGCCATATCAGCATCATATTCAATTGCTTTAGACCATGCTACCTGTGACATCATAGGTGGCTCATCTTGATCAGATATATCGTCTGCCGTCGCTGCTGTAATATCAATTACTGGAATATTATTTGCTACTGCCAAAAGCTTAAACTCACGAGAAATATTTCTATTACGCTCAACTTCAGAATGACTACGCTTATTGTCATTAAACAACTGGTGGTAATCAAGAATTACTAAGTCTGGCTTGTGTTGGTCAATCTTTCCTTGTACTGTTGCAGGCGTGACCTCTGCTGTCCCCTCATTAGAAACCAGAATAAACGAGTTCTTGCCTTCGAATTTTTTCTTGCCCCATGATTTGAAGTCATCTAAGTTAATATCTCCTTTTGATAAATCGCTGGCACGGAATAATCCAGAACCAAGCATTGTGTAAATGCGGTCACGCATATTCTCTGGTGACATTTCAAGGGAGATAATCATTGGCTTAAATCCTTGCTCCCATGCCTTACATGCAAGATAGGATGTAAACCACGTCTTACCTTTGCCTGGCCAACCAATAGCAACAATTAAATGTCCTGGAGCCATACCAGTAGGATATGCTTTATCTATTGCATCAAACCCAGTAAGAATTCCTGGACTGCCGCCCATAACCGCAGAACGTTCTTTAACAGATAAGAAATGGTTTTCCGCAGATTGTAAATCAACTACATCTAGATCTCTGACATTATTGGTAAACTTAGATAGACTAGCAAGTTGGGATTGCATATTTGCTAAAACTCTAGATGCTGCATCTTCTTTTAGAGCAGACCCAGACTGAATAATTACAGATTTAAGTTTATTTGTAAGATACTCATTCTTGAGCTTATCTAAATAGTATCCAGTCTCAGCCTTTGTGGTAACTGGCTCAAAATCTTTATGACGCTCCATAAGAACACCAGCTTCTGGAACTGCTTTAAACTTATAATAATATGACTTTAGGCTTTCCCATATATCTCTATGAGATGTAAATATATCATCTACATTGTCTGCAAGAAGTGTGCTTATATCTTTATTTTTGCATACTGCAGATATTAGTTCTGCTTCTGTATTCACTCTTCGCCTTCCACCATCTTCTTTGTAGCCTCTCGCAATATGCGACGATTCTCTTTATCTTTATCAATCTCATTCTTTAAATAATCTATTTTATCAAAATTATAGAAGAAGAAACTGAGCGGATGCCCAGACTTGCTGGTTCTAAAATAGTACTGTAATAGTTCTACAGCACGATCATATCCTACACTATCTATGACATCTTGCATAGCCCACTTCTCACGAAATTTATTTAGGCGTGGCTTTTTTCCATACTTCTCCCTATAAAGGGATTCGTATAGCCCAATTAAAACATAGGGCTGTTTATCATTTGCCACTCTTTAACTCTTCCTCAACCTCACGAGTCTTTTGAATTAATTTATCTTCAACAAACTTATATACTCGCTCTGTAGCCGTATCAGCATTTTCGCCATCTCGCACCCAGTCTTCAATACCGATGCCAATTTTAATGCTTTCATAATTACCCAAATTGCGGGTAAACGAAAGATCTACCTTAACTCTTGTGTCCATTATTCCGCCTTCCATACTGGTACGAACTCCGAATCGTTAACCTTAGTATACAATATAATATTGTGTTTGAGAAGTGCCTTTAATTCATTTCTATTTGGCAATTCCCTAATATATCCAGCATCAACAATAAATTGATGAATATCAAGTATATCGGATTCGCTAAACATATATTTAAACCATGTGCTTTCTGGATTACTAATTGGATAGACTCTTTGGGGTATTTTTATTTTACCAGCCAGAATATATTCTTCGATAGTAACCTTATGCCTATTTAACAAGTTTGCTACATCTTTTACACTATAAGCATTTTCCATATTTTTTTCTACAAGGGAGTATGGGTAAAGTACACGCTTTTTATCTGGATAGCACCAGGCAACTAGTTCGTCTTTAGCTCTTACCGACTTAATGGTTTTGTGTATTTTGCCATTTAAGAAGAAATAGCCAAGTTTTTTGCGTACTCTCTGTCTTTTATTTCTAGCCATCTTCCGAATGCGTTATTCTCCTTATGTATCATCCAACGCTTACCGCATAGAATGCAAAACAATTCTACATGTAGTTTTTGAGAAAATACTCTGTCCACAAATACTCTCCCGCCACATCTTTTACACTGCATCATAACTTAAACACCTTGCCGTCTACAACGCAGGAATAATCTGGGGAAACTTCAATTAATTGAATATGTGGCCACTTACCATTTTCAATATGTGCAACTGCAAATCCACGTTGCCAGTCATGATGTTGCATATACTTCATTCCTGAAGATTTTGGATCACACATATGTCCAATTTCATATCCACGAATAGTTTCTCCCTTACCCTTATTTCTTAATTCATAGGTTTGGAAATGTGACGCAAGTCTGTGTGAATGTCCACGAATTAATGATACCTGTAAATTTTCCATATCCTTTCTTACAGCACCAGTTTCAGAAATTGAAATGCCATGATGTACGTGGATATCGCCATATCTCTTCTTAGGTAAAGCATCGTAATAAATATATTCATATCCTAAAGAGTCTAGTCTCCATAAAGCTTCTGGAGTTACTACTTTAATATAATCTGGAAGTTTTGCATCCATATAGTTAAAGATACGAATGTCATGATTGCCAAGAGCGGTAAATAGTTCTGCATCTTTTCCAGCAACCTTACGATTCATTTCATAAAATTCTCTTGCGCCTTTTGCTTCGTGTTGCATTAATGGCACAATTGCTGCACCGTTTTGATCTTTATGCATTCTTAAAAATTCAGCAGATTTGCCTTCAGTATATTTGCTATAGCATGCCTGATCATCTGTATCTCCAAGAATATCTACAACGTCTGGTTTCCACCACTTCATAACTTCAAACCAAAGCTGGATCATCTTGTTGTCTTGGTACGGGAATTGCTGGTCGGATGAAAGCATCCACCTTAAATCATTTGTCATTTAAATCCTTATACGAAAAAAGTCACGGGGTCGTGACTTCTAAATACTGCTAAATTGTAACATATATTTATAATCTGTCAATACCTTTAAAAGGATATTACAAGAAAATAGTATTTAACTTTTACTGGAGTTGCATCACTTCTATGATAAATTTGTCCAGTTGCTCCTGTAGCAGTAATTGACCCAGTAAGAACTGAGGCTTGATTTATTGTTCCTTTTACTGCTGGAGAAATTGGGGTCAAAATAATCGCTTGAGGTTTAGCTGTTAAACCAGCAGCAGAATAATCTATTGGAAATGTTTTATATGAGTTAGAAGTAAGAGAAACTTCTTGAGTTATGTTGCCATAAATTTTTGGTGGCGTAGGGCCAGGGACTACCGTGCCAGAGTTACTAACGCTTGGATTTCCACTAGTAGCAGCAGGTGTATTAATAACTGTTTGAGAAACTCCAATTTTAGGCATTGTTGCCTTTAACTCATTTAATTGTGTTTCTAAAGCACCTAATTTAGATGCATCAATTGGTTCACCGTCTACGAATGGCATTACAGGTTTTCTCCTATTTCATGTGCTTTTATTTCTGCTTCAGATACCTCTATAAGCATTGATCTGTTTAGACCATATTTATTAAATGTATCTGGATCTACAATATGCCTCAATTTATTTTGAGATACTAAATACATTTTACCATCGGCTATATTCTTAATTAGAGTTCCATCTCTAAATCCAAGACTGCCTATAATTTTGGTTCCAGATAAAGCATTTTCTGTAGCATTTACGGTTGTAAATAGCCAAGATTTGGCTGCCCTGTCTGAAATTAATTTATATCTTTTCCCATCTTTAATCCAGTAAATACCTTTTTCAGTTTTTACTGCAATTCCAGAAGGAAAATTAGTCGGCTGTGATATTACTAAGTTTTTCTGAGTATGCGTCCACAGCCTGTTGTTTTTCATCTTCATCAACAGCAATCCTGTCTCTCTCTTGAACCAGTTGTGTAATTTCTGCCCGTAATATTGCAATTTGAGTTTCATAATTTGATACAAGTTCTCCCATGCGTTGTTGTAAGGCTGTTATTACTAGTTCTGCTTTATCTGCCACCTATTTTTATTCCTGTTCTTCTGTAACTGTTAAAGAATTTTTTTCTGTAACAAGTGCCGCTCTTTTTGAATTCTGTGCTGCAATTCTAGAGTTTATATTTGCTATTGTTGAAGCGTCTGATTCTCCAACAGCCTGAGCTTCCAGCAAGTCCAATTGAAGTCCATAAATAGAATAATCTATAGACCTAATATGCTGATTTACAATACCAAGCTTATCTTCATTCGTTAATTCAATTGCCATATTTACCTCCTTTCACATTATACCATTTATAATATTTTTTTCAAAGCAAAGTTTATTGAAGCATATTCTTCATATTCCTCAAGAGTTCTTGCCGTACCCAGAGCCTGAGACCCTATAATTTTATTTTTTAATATATGCTCAAGTTCATTTTTTGATTGAGTTTCCAGATCCTCTGATTCTTTTTGAAAGTCTTCAACTACCTGCCTGCGTAAATTTTTTGATCCTAGTTCTGGGTAGTAATATAGGTGATAAACATTTTGAGATTCTGGAAGCATTAAATCATATCCATGAGTAAAAAATCTAACTGCAGTAAGAATTTCTTCTCCCCAAAAAAACATTTTAGTATTTGGTTCTATTTCTGATATTGACCCACTAGAAAAAATTGATGCTGCTGAAATTGATTTAGTAAAAATATTATTTCCGAAGTTTCCAACAGCCCTTTGATGCGGAACCATATTATCAATAAAACTTAATTCTGGTATAAAATCTGTATAAGATACGTGAGCCTTATTATTTAAAATATTTAAAGATCCATCTTTATATTCATATGCTCCTGGATAACAGGATAAAACTGGATTTGAGCCAGCAGATTTATTTTTTTCATAATTAATAATTAAGTTATTATCCCAATTTTCTTCAAAGCGGCTATGAGAATCTATTTGAAAATAATAATCTTCTCCAGAATAAAAACTATTTGCTATGTTTCTAGAAACTCCTACCCCTATATTTTCTGGAGCTTTGCTAATTTCATATTTAACATTCGCCATATCTGGTATATCAAAATCTATTTTTTCAAAATAAGATATATGTACACCAAAATTAATAAAATGCAGGCCAGAGCTTTTTTTTATTGCATCCAGTATTGTTCTTTTTAATTCATAGTCGTGATAGGAAGGAATTTGAACAAATATACTTGACATTACCATTTACCAATAGGGCATGCGGCACCCTTTAATTTTGTTTTTAATGCCATAAAACAACCACACTTTTTACATTGTTTTGTAATTTGAAATAATTCTGGACATCCCTTACAAATTTCAAACCTATTATTTCTTGTTTCTTCATCCACATATTCTGCATTAGGATTAATAAGATCCCAAGGCTTTACGCTTTTATTAGGATTAAGCTCTTTTTGTTTTTCTAG